GGTACACCATATAATGATTATCATGATGTGGTAGTAGCTACTTTACGTTCACGAGGTATTGACACATATACTACTGATGACGGACCAGTATATGAGGTTTCAGGAACAACTGACGCAATAATAGACTGTTCAGGGGCTTATTCTGGAATATCCACTAACCCTTTTGATACTTTTGCGATTTCAGCGACAACTGCGGATGGGGATAACTTCTTTTTCCAAACTTCATTTAATATATCTAATTCAAATTACTTATCAAAAGTATTTGGTAAATCTAATTTTGCTAAACCAAAATCTGAAGTACCTTTATTTGTAGAAGAAGAATATTATAACTTATTAAACACGGGATATCGATTAGGTCGAGTTCGTGGGTTAAATTGTGAATTCGTTGATTTACCAAGTGCAAGACAAGATTTAGGTACTAACACTAGTATTGGATGGTATTTAGAACAATATCAAACACCTGAAACACCCTACTTTGTTTCGGAACTAAGAGGTAATCAAGTTTATAACATGTTTAAAGTATTAACTATTTCTGATGGTAATTCGGCAAACAGAGAGGTAAAAGTATCTATCATGAACATTTCATTTAATAATGGAACGTTTGATGTTGTAGTACGTGACTTCTTCGATACGGATGCTAATCCTGTAGTTTTAGAGAAATTTACTAACTGTACAATGGATATGAATCAAAATAGTTTTGTAGCTAAGAAGATTGGTACTTCTAATGGAGAGTTTGAATTAAGGTCTAGATTTATAATGTTAGAAATGAATGAAGATGCACCTATGGATTCACTACCTTGTGGATTTAGAGGATATCAAACAAGACAGTTCTCAGGAGTTAAATCACCATTCTTAGAATATAAAACAAAATACGACACACCAGGTGAAGTTATTTGGAACCCACCATTTGGTGCGGCTTCGGGTACAGATAATGAAACAAGAAGTTCGGGTGACAGAGTCAGAAGAACTTTCTTAGGTGTTTCTAACACTGCAGGTATAGATGCGGATTTCTTATCATATAAAGGAAAACAAAACCCAACAAACTTAGCTACCGCGACGGATTCACAACCATGGGCTTACCTTACTAAAGGTTACCATATGGATTCAGGAGCGACTGTTATTACTATTTCTTCTAATTATACTACATCAGGTGAAACCGCTTTTGAGGTTGGTGATGCTAGTTTTGATTCGGAACCAGTTGAAGGTAGTCCATATTTTAGATTAAATTCACGTAAGTTCACTGTCGTTCCATCAGGAGGTTTTGACGGATGGGATATATATCGAGAATATAGAACAAATGGTGATAGATACCAATTAGGTGCGGCTGGTTTTAGAAAAGGTGCAGCACCATCAATAACTTACCCAACGGCAACAGGATGGGGGGCATTTAAACAAATTGTTGGACCAGACAAATTAACTTGGGCTAATACTGATTATTATGCTTACTTATGGGGTCAATATACTTTTAACAATCCTGAAGCGGTTAACATTAATGTGTTTAGTACACCAGGTATTGATTACGTAAATAATTCAAACTTAGTTGAGTCGGCGATTGATATGATTGAACAAGACAGAGCGGATTCTATTTATATATGTACTACACCTGATTATCAAATGTTTACACCTTCTTTAGGTAGTTTTGATACAGACTTTATTTACCCTGAAGAAGCGGTAGATAATTTAGTTGATACAGGAATTGATTCCAACTATACGGCAACCTATTACCCGTGGATACTTACAAGAGACACGGTTAATAATACCCAAATTTATCTTCCACCAACAGGTGAAGTTATTAGAAACTTAGCGTTAACGGATAACATAGCATTCCCATGGTTCGCATCTGCGGGTTACACAAGAGGTTTAGTTAATTCAGTTAAAGCACGTAAAAAGTTAACACAAGAAGATAGAGATACACTATACCAAGGTAGATTAAACCCAATTGCAACCTTCTCTGATGTTGGTACTGTTATTTGGGGGAACAAAACTTTACAAATTAAAGAATCTGCACTTGATAGAATAAACGTTAGAAGATTACTACTACAGGCACGTAAATTAATTTCGGCAGTGGCAGTGAGATTATTGTTCGAACAAAATGACGAACAAGTAAGACAAGAATTCTTAGACTCAGTTAACCCTATCTTAGATAGTATTAGAAGAGACAGAGGTTTAATTGACTTTAGAGTTACAGTTTCAGGAACACCTGAAGATTTAGACTCTAATACGTTAACAGGTAAAATATACTTGAAACCGACAAGAGCACTTGAATTTATTGATATTGAATTTTTGATAACTCCTACAGGAGCATCTTTTGAAGATATTTAATAACTAAC